TGGTTCTCTATCGCTGAATTTACCGCCTTAGCAGGGTCATCGTAGAAAGTATCCTCGAAACTCACAGGTTCTTCTGTTGTTTCAGTAGCTTGATTCACTTGAGGTTGAGAATCCATCAGCTGTTGTATCATTTGCCTCTGTTGTCCAACCTCTTGACCTTGCTTACCGAATGCTTTTTCAACATTCTGGTGCATGGTTATTACATCTTCTAATGTCTTCCCAGCATACTTCCCAGGAGGTTCATAAGTTGGCTCTTGTGGAGCTTCCTGTATAACTTCCTGTGGTTCTGTTACCTGTTCTGCTACACCTTCTGGTGCTGTATCTACTACTATACTCATTTCTATGTCTCCGCCCCGAGGGGTTATGAAGTTACTTAATGTGTGGTGTCGGTTTGATCCGATTGTTCCACGGCTATTTGCGTTGCGGATTCTAAGCTAAGCAAATAACCTAGTACCTTTAACTGCCCTTTGGCATCCCAAAGAGATTTTTCATCGTTGATAGTCTCAATGTCTCGAGTTGTATCTTCAATGGTTTCTAATTCAGCCATCAGGTCTAGCCAACCTTCTGACTCAAATAAATCTAATCTATCTTTTAAGAATTGTTCATCCGTCTTCATTGAACAAATCTATTAATTTCTGTTTCTTGAGCAATCTTTCTAGCATTTGCCATGTTTAATGCAGTTTCTGAGCGTAAATGGTCTACTTCTGGGAAGTTTCTAGCAGTTTCAGAGTTCTTATTTTGAATATCAGCCTTAGTCTTCTGTAAACCAATAGCATTCTTCTGCAATTTAAGCACTTTCTCTTGAATATCGATCTCATTTGGCTGTAAATTAGCTGCTTCAGCTTGCCATTTGATTGCTTTAGCTTTTTCTTCTTCAGCTTCGGCATATAACTTATTAATCTTAGCCTTCATTTCTTCCATCTGCAACTGAACACCCATCTGTTGCATCTGTTGTTGCTCAGGATTAGGTTGATTGCCTTGTGTAAGCTGTTGAACAATCTGATCACGGTTGTGCATTGATGAATTTTGCATCATTGACAGAAGAATCACGTTGAAAGCAGGTGAATCTTTAGGAATAGCTTGCAACATCTGTACCATCTGAGTCATTTCTAACTCTTTAGCCATGATTCCCATAGTTGAATACGGAACAAACTTGTAGTCAGCAACAGGATAACGATCAACATCAAACTGAATCTTACGCCACATTGATTTATTGATCATTGGGATAAGGAACGTGTTCTGGAAATTCATTAATGTACGTTTTTGACGCTTAATTGACGCAGATTGCGCCATAGACATACCAGAAGAGGTAGCTCTTTCAGCTGAACCAGCATCAGAAGAGCCAGTACCCATCTGAATCATGTTTTGAAGTGAGGCAACCTGTTGGAATGTTGTTGGGTCTGTAGCGCCCAAAGTCAGAGGCATGATAGCTTGTCTTGGGTCGCCATTTGTAAGTACAGTCTTGCCAGGTCTAACCTCAAACTTAATACCACGAGGCAATCTAGTAGCGTCAGCTGCCATCATAGGTGTAGTTGTTAGGGCTAGAGAGTCAATTCTTGCTCTCATCTCAGTGTCTAATGCTTTTTGAGGGTTATATCCCTTCTCACAAACACCTCTACCCCAGAATTTATTTGGAACAATGTCATGTTGATAACTAATGAACGGTCTATCCTTCATCATAAAGGCGTTTTCTTCAGCTCTAAGGATGTATTCGTCATTTACGATAGTAACTACCGCTTCAACTAGCTCATCTTTCTTAGTGTATTCAAAATCGTCTTGGTTTTTGTTCTTTTTAAGGAATCTTTTAGGAACTAAGCCCCAGTATTCAGTAATTTTAACCGAATCAGACTCATCAGCTTGTTTGGTCTCAGGATCGAAGCCAAAACGAATAGTATCATAATCACCATCAAGGGGAACATCACGATAAATACCAGACTTAATCCCATCCACGACATGGTAACGCGGTTTAATGACTTCATGAGCAACTCCAAGAGCATCTTTAATAGAATTAGCCGAAGGATCAATCAAAAACTCTTTAGGAGAGATTGCTTCAATCTTAACGTCAATACTTGGGATCTCTAATAACTCACGAGTCGTAGTCATAGTGCCTTCAACAGGAACTTCTTGTGGAACACGCTCTATAGTTTGTTCAACAACAATCTTACCGATACCAGTTCCGTAAATAGCTGAGTTTAAGAACACCTCACAGATGGCATCTTTAACACCAGTCTTCTCAAGGTCTTCTTGTAATAGATTTCGTACATATTCTGCATCAGATTTATCTTGATCCAGCATATCGTCTTGAATATCAAACCACTTACCACGACCAAACGTAGCTTCCTCTAATTCTGCAACAGCAGACTCTACAGCTTGCTGTAAGGCAGGAGAAATAATACGAGACTTCTCAGAACCACGCATACGGTCTGATTGAACCCAGATACCACGCCAAAGACGGTAATACTCATCCCACTTAGTGACATAATTAATATCACGATGGGTGCGCCATCCGTCTAGTCTATATGTAAGCCAAGAAGATAGTGCTTTATATTGAGTTTCCTTGTCATCGAACATAAGTGTTTGATTTCCCTGCGAATTTATGGGTAATATATCATAAAAATATACTTATGGGCGGTTTTTGAGAATATTAATAGCCAGCAACCTCATCTTCAGGCTCCCAGTCGTCTTCTAATTCAATTGTATGTGCAAAGTCAGCAACAGATACTTGGTCTATGTAAGCAAGAGCATCTAACATATCATCATGCGACAATTTGTTAGGAAAATCAACGAGTTGTGACACAAAAGGTCTCCAATCTCTATCTTCATTGAACGTAATCTGCCCATATTCCATTCTTCCTTGTAGCGACCACACAATTCTGTCTACTTTCTTCTTTCCACCGTGTCTCATTTCAATAATCGACACATATTGACCTTCAGTTCGCATCTCATCTTCAAGATAAGGCAATATAGCGTTTCTTAATGAACCAGTCTCAATACCAACAGTCGAAGATTCAACTAATACGGCTGATTTTAGGATTTTCTTGGCAGTTTCTTTAATATTCCAACGACCATGAAGTATATCTTTAACCCACCACTTGTCTCTATCAATCTTAACAATGGCAATAGCGGTTTCATCGAGTCTACTGCGTTTAAGATTACGTTCTTTCTCGATAGCTTCAAATCCAGCAGGATCAATAGCAATTACATACGATCCTTCTTCAGGTTCTTCTGCGGTCTTAAACCACTCTTCTTTGAATACACCACCTGTGAACGTCTCAAACGATGCCTCAAATTCTTGTCTGAAAGACATTGAGGACATTGAGGTTCTTGCTGCTTCGATTTCATCTTCTGGAATAAACGGATTATCAGTCGAGTTAAATTGAAACGAATCCCAGTCATCTAGCTCCATCGAGTCTGTATAAATATCATAGAAGTGGTTTTTACCTGCTGGAGTACCAATGAACAAAGCACCACCACGTACGTCCGCAAGAGTAGGACGAATAATCTGCTCCCACACGTTTGGCTTCATAGAAGCGTACTCATCTAGTACAACATAAGCAAGACCAACACCACGTAAGGTATCAGGTCTATCAGATCCTTTCAAATAGATCTTCCGCCCATTTACAAGAGTTAATACAGCAGTATTCTCATGAGCAGCAGTAATTAGATCTTCACCTAACTCTTTCAGCATCGCCCACATAATGTCTTTAGCTTGTTGAAACGTAGGACCGATATAAAACACGTCCTTTGAATCAGATTGAAGAGCTTTAATTAACAAGATCCAAGCAGCAAGTCGAGACTTACCGAATCTACGTCCAGCAGCCACAACCTTGAATCTAGCTTCAGAGTGGAATATCTCTAATTGAGCAGGATGTAAATCAACATTTAATTCAGGCATTATTCTTCCAACCCTAAATGCTGTGATACCATATCTATGATTGATGAATAACACCCTTCACAGAATACAATAGGCACTATTCCAAAATAACCTTTAATGCCGCCACAGGTCTCATCATATTCGCTATCACAAATAGAGCAGTTGTTTTTATCTTCAACATTAAGTTCGGGCATTCTTATCCTTCTTCAGTTTCTCTTTAATCTTGGCAAGTGCCTTTTTAAATCTAGCTTGTCTAGTCCAGTAATCTTCAGGAAGCTCAGGTAAGTTACTCACTTAACAGCCTCAGAAACTTCAATAATCACAGCATCATCTGTTTTAACAGAAGGATCAATCAAAGAAGTAGGGTCAGTATCAGCAATCTTTTCTGTAATAGAAGTAGAAGCACCCACATTAATAACAATCTTAGAGTCTTGTTTAGTACGATTAGAATCAACAGCTTTATGCACAGGTAGTATTCTATCAATACACATCTTCAAGCAATGAACATCACCATCCATAGCCATATCAACCACTTTCTGCACTATATCAGGCCCTCTTTCAGTCATCATCTCACGAGCTAACAACGAATATTTATTCTTAGAACCTTTAGGTCTACCTACAGCATGATTAACTTCCTTATGCCCCTTCACCCACAAAGGGTTACCTCTTCTTTTCTCAGTCATTTTAATTATCCATCACGGGTTAAAGTACCATTATTATATACCTATACATTCAGTTTATACAATATATTATGACTTGACAATATAGTATCTATCAGCTAAAATCTTCCTTAACTAGTTTGTTACTTCATAGCAATGTTCATTGTTATTACACAGACATCTTCATAGTACAATCAATTGAACTAACATAGTTAATCCAGATAGGCACAAGTAGCAGTAACTTAAACCTGCTAAGTAGGTCTATCTATATGTTCTTCCTTTTTTTTCAAATTACGTTTCTTCTGTCTTGGGTATAGTATCCATTGTTGCATAGGGTCAAGTGAGCCTCCCCCCTGCCAAACACTAGAAACGGTATCAGCTATAGGCCTTTCTCTATATAGGTTTGCTTGAATTTACTCTAAGAGTTAAACCACCAGAGTAAAAACGTTTGAAAAGTAAATAATTAAGGGATTAACAACCCATAGACAACCCCACGCAGTATTTCAAAACATACAACGCACTGATCAACGCCACGATCAAACAATAATTTAATCATTAATCCACTAATTAAACTAAGCCGTTATGATCCAAATATACTTTTAACTTCCAACCACTACCAAAAGATCTTTATTAAAAGATAAATTACATGATCTATCCCCTTGAACCCCTAGATCAGATCCAAACAAATACCCTAGAAGTTAATTTATAACCTTTTGGATGTTAATTTTAACTTCCAACGCTTGATAATAATCT